CTGCAGTTTTACCCAGACCGGACGCTGTAACCACTCCGTTTGGCGCCGCCGTGCCAGTACCGATAGTCAGCTCCTGGTTGCAGGTACGGCCCAGACGCTCGGCAAAAAGCTCGTTCATCAATGCGTCAATGTTGAAAAACGAATCTTGCAACAGTTCCAGCGGAACCCGCACAACGCCGGTATCGTAAATGTAGGCGTTTAGCAGTTTCTGACCGAATGCAACATCATCAGTGCCGTCGTCGTCAACGGCTGCATTCTGCGCCTTGATCCTGCCGGTCTTGGCGGTATCATCTACCGTCGGCCATTCAATTTCACGGCCGTTAGCGGTATTGAGCTCACGCGAAACACCAGGGTCCCACATAGGCCCCCAGGCTTTCATGGCTTTGTCGATCTCGCCCGAGAACTCAGTCGGAACGGTGTAGCCGCCAGATGCGCCGGTTGTCGACGTTTGCGCACGCTGCTCCTCGTTCAGGCTCTGGTAGTGCTGGCGCATTACCGCCTGTTCAGAAGAATTCAGTTCACCAACGCCAAAGCGCAGCGCCTTGACGAACACATCCTTGTACTCCGGAGCCTGTTCGCCCTTCGTTTCGCCTGCATCGCCGGTCGGTCGACGTGATTCCAGCAATGCACGCTCGGCAGCTTCGACTTTTTCCATACGATCAATGGTCGCCTGCAGCTTGTCGTATTCGCGCATCGCGGCATCGAACTCAGCTTCGAGCTCAGCCACGCGAGCCTCAGTGGTGTCGTCTTTGATTTCTTCCAGCTTGGCGCGTGCGGCAGTGGCAATCTGTTCCTGTTGCTCGCGCAATTCAATGATCTTGCTCATGGTAAACCTCCATAAAAAAGCCCGCATCAGCGGGCAGGTTGATCGGCAGCAACAGGGTTACTTGCCTTTCTCTCGGATATTTCTCACAGAGAAACCGAGGTATCCTTTGCGCGTCAAGCGACTGCGTGCCGCGCTATAATTTTTCCTGCGTTTATTCTGTTCGCGGAATTTTTCCAAACTGCGCAAACCAATATCAGTACCGGCGTACGCGGGTTGATTCACTATGGAGACGTCGAACAACTGCGCCTCTTTGATCGTGCGCAACGGCACATCCTCGGAATCGTCCCATTCCTGCACCACCGGCAGAAATGCAAAGCTCATTTTGTCCAGATCGCCGCGCTTCATTTTTGGCAGGATCGACATGACATCAGGATCAGAACGATCTAAACGAGTTTCCATTAGCAATCCTTCCTCATCCTCGGACAGCGATAACGTCCCCGACCGGGTACGCGCCAGCGGTAGACCCTCATGGTTGATGAGGAACAAAACATCATCGCGTTCGATGGCGGCAGTAAATGCACCAGGCAAAATAATCTCGCGGAAAAACCCGCCGATATTTGCCTCTTGGTTAAATACGGCGGCGTGTCCGACAACCAGTATTCCGTCGTCAGTTTCCCGCAGCTCTGCCGCTACGCTATATCTATATTCTGCTGTAGTCATTTCTGCTCCTGCTGCCCAATTGGGACCGTCGCGCCCTGAATCATGAGATCATCACCGCCGATCGCGTCCGGGAAATTTTCCATTCTGCGTATCTCGTTCGGCGTCAAAATGGCGTTCTGCACGCCCTGCGCGTAACCTTGCATCCGGCCCTGGAAATCGCCGCGCAATAGGCCGTCGACATTCAGCTCGACGTACATATCCGGGTTGCTACGGCCAAATAATTTAAGGTTTAGCTGCTGTTCAAACTGCTCCACCCACCGCAACAGAGTGTGCTTGACGAAATGCAAATCCTGCTGTTCGGAATTAGAGAACGTGCTGCGCGTTAAATCCTGCAAAAAAGTCGGCGGCAGGCTGTATATCCGCGCAATCTGTTCGATGATGAACCGGCTGGCCTCGATCATGTGCGCCTTGTCCGGGTTCACGCCCAGCGACTTGATGGTATGTCCGGCCGGAAGCGCCAGCGCAGCACGCTTTTCTTTCGCGGCTTTGGCCATCGCCGCAGCCAGATCGTCGCCAGCCCGCTGCATCGCTGCCGGAGACTGGAAAGGCCCCTCGATAGCAAATGGCGGTACACCACCACCAGCAAAAAACCGACCCGCGTATTTCGTTAAAGCAATGGCCATGCCGATCACGTCAGCATGACTCAGTATCGGCGAACGAAAATCCAACCCGTTCGGTTTCAGGAAAAACGGCAGATCAATAATCTCAGACGCGCCATAAACCACAGCGCTTCCGCCATTTTGTACCCGGTAACTGCGCTTTCTGCCGTCGGAAATATACGTCACTTTCGACGGATCAATAGGCCACAAGTTAATGATCTCACCGGAAGACTTGCGCTCAATGAATGTCACACCACGCCCGCCGGTGAATAGCTGCTCGAACGTGTATTTGCGCCACTCGAACGAGCTCATTTCATCGTTGGGGGCGTCGTGCAAAATGTCATTGATACCACCGTCGACCTGTTCCCGGCCCGCGTCCGTTTTACGGAACACCTGCAACGGCAACACGGCCAGGGTACCGGACAGAAAACTCACTGCCGCCCAGATAGCAGGCACACCCAGCGCGGTATCAATCGTTACCGATTCGCCAGCGGCGGACGCCTCATCCAGACCGAAAAATGACAATATAGCAGATGAAGAAATCGGTATTTGCGGATTTTCCAGTGATCTATTTTCCCGCTTCAAAAATTTCAGCATCAGACTGCAATCCTATATTCCGGGTTTTCCCACGGTGACACCTGTACCGCCTCTCCGGCGCCGCCAGATACGGCCATAGCCAACGCAACCATGCCGTCAATACGCCCATTGGCTTTGTGTTTGTCCAGCTTGCGGTTGCCTGCCGGATCACGCGTAACAACCGCGTTAGCTGCGCACATAGTCAGCACCGGGTGCATTCCATGGCGCATTCTACCGTTGAGCAAATCCGCCTCGAGCACATCAAGCGCCGGACTCATGTCGCGGAATCCCTGCCCGTGCGGAGCCATAGGCCAGTCAAGACCTGCGCGTTCCAGCTCTTTGCCAAACACATCCATGCGCCAGCGATCAAACGCCAACCGCACCAGAACCACGTCAGCGAATATCTCCGCCAGATCAGCAACCACGTGTTCATAGTCCACCGATCCGCCTGGTGTGGTGCGGATAAATCCCTGTTCGTACCACATATCGTACGGCACGCGATCCTGCCGCGACCGTTCAACAATTCCCTTCTCTGGCATCCAGAAATACGGATGAATATGCCGCAAACCGTCCAGTTCAAAACTCAACACGCACGCCGTCAAATCCGCCCGCGCCGATAAATCCAACCCAGCAGACACAACCTGACCATCCAACGGCGCGGGTTCATCGCCGCAGGTTTCCCACACCGACCGAGAAATAAACGGATTGTGCGCTTGAATCCGCTGATTCAATACCAGATTGCGATACTCAGCTTCACGCGCCGGCATCCGCCGCGCATCCTCGGCCATCGCAAGCACCTCGGTGGAATTCTGAAAATCCCCAAATGCCGGGTTAGCCTGTTTGATCGTTTTCACACAAAAGGGATCATCCTCAGGATCAACGGTATACAAACTCAAAACAACCCGTGGGTCTTCGCCCTTCTTTGCATCGTCAATCAGGATCGACAGCAGGTCGTTATCCGTCGGGGCCTGAGTGGATATTACAATCGACAACGGGTTTTCATGTGCCGACGCTGCCGTTTCCAAAGCTTCATACAAAGTCGACCTAGGCCCACGCACCTGACCGAGTTCATCATGCACCGTGAACACAGGCGACAAACCAAACGCCGTGGACGCCTCAGCCGATAGCGCCCGATACAACGTTCCCAATTCCGGACAAAATAACTGTTTCAGGCTGTCCCGTACGGCTATATTCGCGGAAAATTCCTGAGACATGCGCACCATTTTTGCCGCCAGCGAGAACAAAATAGACGCCTGTTCCCGAGATTGCGCCGCGCTGAATAACTGGCTATTCGGCTGATGTTCCGGACCGACCAGATGCAGCAGCAGCAGGAATGCCGCAAAGCTGGTTTTGCCGTTTTTGCGACCGAAGCTAAGAATTGCCCGCCGTGTTCCGGCCGGATTGTCGTATATCCGGCGAATCTCTTTTTTTTGCCAAACCCGTAGCCGAACAGGTTGGCCAATATCCCTGCCCTCAGGAACGCGGCAATATTTCTCAATCCACTCGATGTTGACTGCAGACCGTTTTTTTTTCCTAGCCACAGTCAATCACGAAACCAAGGGTTGACCATTGTGCGCGACGGAGAACGCGCCGCTTTTGCAGTATGTGGATCGTTGACAAAACGACCATACACAGCATCAATAATGGCCCGATTATCATGACTTTCGCCAGCCTGTTCCCAAAGTTCATCAAACCATACGCGATAAAATTCGCTCACACTATCGGGCCCGCCATCGTCGACATCTATGTCAAATTGCTCGGTACGTAAATTTTTGTTGAGATTCATGCTCGACCGCATCACCGCACAGCCACGGGCGCCGCTGACAATGTTGACCTTTGAATGCACCGACATACAGCGGAATGCATCCGCGCCAAGCTGTTTTATTAGCGGTCCCGCATACTGCGGGCTTCGCTCAAATGATCCGCGATCTAACAACATGCAGATTTTGTTAATCCGGCCAGCAACAACAAACTGGTGGCACCGATCGACATCATAAATCCCCGTAGTCCAGGTCGTGATGCGAACATCACAAGGATGCAGTTGATCAACCAAGTGATCTACCGCATCAATGTTGGAAAACTGTCCTGCAGTAATACCGGTAATCCTGATGCCGGGTTGAACCTCGCCAATTACCGCGGCGGCAAGTTCCGTATGGTGTATTACCTTGCGTACCTTACCTGTGGCGAACCGCAATGCACGCGGCCGCTTTTGCGCCTTACTCACTTCCAAGGTTTCTCGATCGATGATCCCGTTTTTTTCTGGATATTGTACTGTGCGTGCTGACTCACCCTCATCCGCGTCGCCAGGCTGCTCATGGCCCGACCTTCGTTGGCGTGCAGCTTCAATAATTCCCCGTACTGCCGCATATCCAGCTCTCGTTCAGATTCGCAGGCTTTGATCAGTTGCGCGAGGTGCCGCGCAATCACAGTATGCCGACAAAACTGGATCAGCAGCGGATGGGTTTCCCGAGGAAACCAGTCCGCAGGCATACGATCTACCACACACCGCCACTCGTGCGCCTCATCATCACTCAGTTCCGCCGGTGGATCAGGCCGATCAACAGAGCAAATGCCGGGTTTGACCACCATCAACGACGCAGATGAAATCCTTCCGCCTTTTCTCATTTTGTTTGCCTATGATATTTCGTAGTTTGATCGTAAAAAGCTATAAGGTAGCAAAAAAGAGG